GTAAAGTCAGCTATCCTTTGACCTTGATACGTATATGGGTTAGCACCCGCCACGCCTATACCTTGTAGCTTATTGACTAAGTCTTGATTAAGCATAGGCAATATACCAGGAACATTCGCCCCTGGGACACCAGCCATAAACTGTCTATAATACTCTGGAGGTAAACTCTCGGTACGTCCTGTTGTTTGTTCTGCCATTTATGCCCTACCTAAACCCATACTTTGGGCTTTATTTTCGTTCATGTCCATCATAGCGTATAACTGAGCTATACCTTGATCATGGTCACCGTTTCCTATTCCTTTTACAGCTTGTTTAGTCATTACGAACTCGCCGTCTGCTAGTAATGCGGGTACTGTGTCTTTATCCCCTGAACCTTCAGGGTCTTCAATATCTCCGCCATGTTCTCTTAAATCTATTTGTGGTAATTCACCACCATCTTGTAGCCTAGCTATTTGACCGCCATCTTTTACGTTTACCCTAGCGAACTCAGGGAAAGCTAGTTCATACTCATCTTGTTGTTTTAATAGTTCAGCTATAGTAGAGTTAACGGGGTCATAATCATAAGCTTGTGCTAAACTAGACATACTACCCGCTATACCCGTACCTGAGCCTTGAGTACCGTAAACGTCACTTAATTGAGCAGGAGTTAAACCTTGAGTTAAGTATCCGCTTTGGTCTATTGGTCCAGACATAGTAGCTGGTTCTTCTTCCATACCATCAAATGCTCCAACAGCGTTTAAACCCATACCTACAGTTGCAGCTTGACCAAATTTACCCATTGAGTCCCAACTTTGAGCCATACGTCCATCTTTACCAAAAGCAGCACCAGCACGTTCACCTAATGTTCCTTCACCTGTAAATAGGTTACGAGTACTCGCTCCTAAATCTTGGAAATACCCCTGCATTCCAGAAGTTTGGTCGGCTGTCATTCCTGGACCGATATTCCCAGGAGAAAACATAAAATTTTCTCCCATAGGGTTAAGTGAACCTATACCTTCACCACCTTTGACACCAGCACCTTGTGCCATACTAGCCCCAGCGTAAACTTTTAAACTACTTTTTAGTGAGTCACCTAAATCTCTACCTTCACCTAGAGAACCTATACCTTGACCTATTGCTGCTCCTGCTGGTCCACCGATAGCGAACCCTATAACGGTAGCGATGTCTCTTGTGTTCTTTTTAACGAACCTCTTTATGCTTTTGAATGCACTTTTTAAACCGCCCATTACACCGTTCCTATGTTCATGTATTTATTATATATACAACTTCTTGAACTGTATAGTCTATACAGAGTTCTCATACCTAGTTATTCACTCCTACTTGTATGGATGTATCGCCACCTGTTACTACGGTAACTCTACCGACACTAGCTGTAAGCTCGTAACCTAAGTCATTTAACCTTTGTCCAATGTCTAACCACTCATAACCAGTCCAAACTTGAAGTACACCTACGCTAGTATTCCAAATAAGACTACCAGCGTTAAACTTAAACTTATCTCTTTGTACTTGGTTTATTTGCCTTGTATTATCAGGGTCAAACGTACCTAAATTTAATTCTAATACTCTTACTAGCCTGTTGTAAGTATCAACTTCAACCGAGTCACCCATTGATATAGGAAGCCTAGTAGCTAATAGTTTGCTCATCTTCTACCGTCGTTTCTTACGTCTAGTCTTGTAGCTCCTAATCTCCAACCTGTATCATCATTACCTGAATCAGTATTACCGTCAAAAGATTCAAGCCTTAATACTGCTTGTCTGGCTCGGCTACGTATGTGTACTTGCTGAGTTGTACTAGCTATACTACTGGTACTATTAGTAGTTAAGCTATCCCCAGGAAAATTTCTAGTTTTTAAAACTATGTTCACTTTACCACTACTACTGTTATTTAAAAATTTGATATCAGGTATAACTCTACTTATAAAAGCAAACTGCTCACCGTCACCTATATCAAAATCTGAACTTTCTATAAATACGTTAGTCATAGGCTGACCGTCATCGTTATAACCGAACTCATGTTCATATAAATAACCGTTACTTGTAGCTCTAGGGTAATTAACTGTACCTTCATCAATCCAAGCGGTTCTACTTAATTCACCATAAGTCCAAACGTTATCATTATAGTCATAAACTACGTATCTATCTATTTCTTCTGAACTAGAAGAAGGATAGAACCAGCCTACTTCATCATGGTCGTTATTAGTGTACGCAATAATTTTATAAGCTTGTCCTGAATTAATATCATCAAAAACATAACTAAGTACGCTACAAGGTACTTTTTTTACACTACCGTTGTATACGTAAAAGTTATCATACCCCATCCAATAAACACCACCAGGAGAAGTAACCGCCCCGTTAGGAGATATTAAACCAGTATTATTGTTAATAAGATTTAACCCAAAAGTAAATGGCGGTCCTATAAATGACATACTGTATAAAGCTGTGTCAGTCCATACTAATGTTTCTTGTCTAGCTTTTACTGATCCTACTATTAAACTACCTTCTGACAATCGTAAACTACCAGCGGTATTAGTTTCTAACGATTCAAAGTCGGTTAAGTTTTCTTGGTCACTAAAAGATATAAGCATAGGGTCTAGTACCCCTGTTCTTGATGTACCTGATATCGGGTCACTACCTAAAACTATAAGATGACGGTCAGTTTCTGATACTGTTACGCCTAAACATATTGTAGGTACAAGATTAGCCCCAGCTACATCCGTTAAAGCTACGGCTCTAGTTTCTACGCCAACACTAGTATCATGATAGTAAATAGCCCCGTTACGTACCGCCATAACTAAATCTTCACCAAAGTGGTCGTGTGACCATAAACGTAATTGGTTAGTATTAGATAAAGCAGTGACTGAACCCCAAGTACCAGCACTCCACGCACCAGCACCCCAACCCGTTGATTGTACATATACGTCTAAACCTACGTTTATTTGGTAAACTCCGTCAACTCCTGACCCACCGTTACCGCTATCGCTAGAGTTAGCCGTTACTGTAGCTCCGCTAGTATCTTTAGCTGTTATAGTATAAGAATTAGTGTTAACTACCGTCAGTATTTGATATTCTTGATTTAAAACTGTTGCTGTAATATTACCGCCTAAACTTACCGCACCACTAAGCGTAACAAAATCATTTATCACCGCTCCGTGACTTGAATCAGTTACGGTAATAGTAGAGCTACCGTTAGTAGCAGAAAAAGTAATACCATTAGTTGTTGTTTTTCGTATTGGGGTGACATCGTTAAAAGTATCTCCTTCGTTTATGTAATATTTTAAATGAGTTCCTAAACCTAAAATTTTACTACCGTTTAAAGCAACCCAAGGATGTAAAGCACGACAAGTACCTAAAAAACTATTGTTAGTATCTTTACGCCAACCACCTACTTTTTCTGGTCTGCCAGCATTAAACCTTACTAAGTTAGAATCAAACCAACCGCCTTCATTATCGTAAGCTGTACCTTCTCGTACTATTCCTGGTTTAAAAACAAACTTATTTAACGGCATACTATACCTCGTGCCACTCTTTATTTTGGAACAATAAAGCTTCTGCTTCTCTACGCCTAATTAAACCTTGTAGTACTTTACCGCCTGCTTTATTCCAACGTTTTATTTGAGCTGGAACATCGTCATATTCTTTATTGTTTAAAACTTTTAACATAGTAGAAGCTTTTAAATTAGCTGGACCTAAATTAAACACCCAAGAAACCATAGCATCAAATTGATTTTGCTTTAAATCAACAGTTACAGCATCTTTTATATAACCTTCATATTCTTCCATTTCATGCAGAAGTAAATCGTCGGCTTGTTCTTGAGTAATAGTATCGCCTTCTTTAACGCCTTTAGTTGAGCCATAGCCTATTGTCCAAACACCCGCAGCACACTTATAAGCTTCTAGCTCACAACCTTCAAATTTTTTTATTAGACCTAACCCTTCTTGTGAAATATTCATATCTTTAATCCCCTTTTTCGGTTGTAACTTTTCTATAATACACAACAACTTCTTTAAGTTCATTTATATACCTCTTTAATTCCTGCATGTTGTACGCCATTAATTCATAATCAGCAACAGACATAGCTACAAAAACTACTTGACCTTGATCTTTTTCTATTGTGGATAGAAACTCTTCAAGGTTTTTATCACTAACAACATACCAATATGGGTCTTTTAAATCTATTTCTCTAGGTAGTATAGGCTGAACTATAGTCCTTTGTATAGGTTTAGATACAACTTCTACTGATTGTTTACTTGGTATCAGACTGCAACTGCAAGCCATCATCAAGACT